ATGTTACATGTACGACTTTTACAACACAGAACATCAACAGGAAGATTTAGTGGTGCTGATCCTAACATGCAAAACATGCCAAGAGGTGGTACATTTCCTGTTAAAAAAGTATTTGTTTCTAGATGGCAAGGTGGGAAGATTCTAGAAGCAGATTTCGCACAGTTGGAGTTTAGAACTGCAGCTTATTTATCACAAGACAAAACAGCAATGAAGGAGATACAAGATGGCTTTGACGTTCATGCATACACTGCTAGTGTCATTACGGAATCAGGTCAAAAGATTACGAGGCAAGAAGCGAAAGCTCACACCTTTGCCCCTCTCTATGGAGCAACAGGATTTGGGAGAACGACTTCTGAAGCAAAATATTACGAACAGTTTACAAAAAAATACAAAGAAATCGCACTATGGCATACCCGATTGGCTAAAGAGGCTCTAAACACACAGAAGATTAAAATACCTTCTGGTCGAGAGTTTTCTTTCCCGGATGTCAAGCGAAGAACAAATGGTGGTGTGTCTCACTTTACACAGATAAAAAACTACCCAGTACAAAGTTTTGCCACTGCTGATATTGTACCTTTAGTTTTATTAGCTATTGACGATCAGCTACAAAATTTTAAATCATGTATTGTAAATACAGTGCATGATTCTATTGTTATTGATGTGCATCCAAGTGAAGAAAGAAACGTGATCGACATAATAAATAATACAAATGAAAATATGAAAGCAATAATTGATACCAACTATGGTATTGATTTTAATGTGCCTTTGCTCTTGGAAGCAAAGATGGGGGACAACTGGCTTGACACTAAAGATGTCTCTTGATATAACTATAAGACTTTTTAAGGAGTTACAATGAGCGAATTAGCAAATTTAAACGTAGATAATTACGAAGACTTAGCTAGGGCAATGGGAATGGCTACAGAGAAAAAAGCACCCAAAAAAACTAGCACATTAAATAGATTAAGAATTTGGCACTCACCTATTATGGGTAAGGTTGAGGTTAATGGTAAACCCACAAACGTAGAAGTTATTGAGGGTGGAGCTTATAGATTAGAGGTTGTAAGCGAAGATTCTTCTTTTTACATTTTTTCCAAGAATATTACCATCAGACCTTTCATGCAGCGTTTCATGCTAAAAAGATATGTTGCTAATCAGGGTGCTAAAGGTGGAGAGAAAAAAGGCTCTTTCCACAGAACCATCATGGCTGATAGTCTCAACATTGATCTGAAAGATAACACAGGCAGGTTCAACTGTGGTAAGCCATCAGGTTATGTTGAAGACTTTCAAGCCTTGCCCAAAAGCACACAAGATTTAATAAGACAAATCAAACGAGTACGAGTGCTCTTTGGAACAGTATCTATGGAAGATCCCGTAGATGAAAAAGGTGTCCCTGTTGAAAACTTTTCAGATTCTCCTTTCATTTGGGAAGTTGACAACAAGGATGCTTTTAAAACTTTTGGTGATTTATTCTCAGAGTTATCAGAAAAGTCTAGATTACCAATTCAACATGCTATGCATTTAAATGGCACACATGCTAATCAGTTACCTAACGGTAGTTCATTTTACACACCTATTGTTGAAGTTGATTACACTGAGTCGTTTGAAATCAACGATGAAGATAAAAAACTTTTTGGTGAGTTTAGTATGGTTGTTAAAGGTTTTAACGATTGGGTTTGTAAAGAGTGGGATACTAACGTGCAAAAAAGACAAGGTGATGTTAGTGAAGCCGATCAAGAAGTAATAGAGGATTTCATTGATATTGATACAGAAGAAGTACAGTGATATCCAACAACCCATTTAGGGTACATAATATAAACTACTTATCCCCAAGTAGCATCAACACCTACATCACAGATCCACCACAATGGATTATGAGATATCTATTTGGCATTAGATCAGATAGTGGTGCTGGTGCTATTCGTGGTATTGCACAAGAGCATGTGTTAGCACAGAAATATGAAAAAGGTTCTTTTGATTTTTTAGAACTCGATACTAAGTTTATTGGTCTTTGTGGCGAAGCTGGTATTGATCTAAATGATGAGAAGGTAAAAAAAGAACGTAACACTTTAGCTAGTTTTGGTGAGGTGTTAGACAAAAATTTTAAATATAAAAACTTAGAAAGTTATCAACAAAAGGTAGAAGTACAGTTGGATGATTTGCCCATACCTATTATTGGCTACATAGATTTTTTATTTAAAGATACAATAGTGGATTTAAAGACAACAGTTAGAATGCCATCAAAGCCTACAGAAGCACAGATGAGGCAGATGGCTTTGTATTCAATGGCATATCCAAAGAAGAAAGTAGATTTGTTTTTTGCATCACCGAAGATGCACAAAAAATTCAATCTTAAAAATTTGTCATTACATAAAAAGCAACTGCAAACAGTGGCATTTAGTATACAGAAACTATTATCGCTGAGTGAAGATAAGCATTATATTGCCTCTTTATTCTTTCCAAATGTTGACTCGTGGATGTGGTCACACAAAGCAAAGCAAGACGCTAGTCAAATTTGGAGTTTGAAATAGTTGAATGAAAGCACAAAAAAACGTATTGCCAAACGTAATGGTTACAAAGGTAGCTTAGAGCACGGTATTGCTAACAAACTAAAAATTTATAAAGCTAAATTTGAATATGAAACTATTAAAATTCAGTGGCAAGATTTGTGTTACAGAATATATACTCCTGATTTTATACTTGATAATGGCATAATTATTGAAGTAAAAGGTCAATTTAAAACAGAAGAGAGAAGAAAGCATATTGAAATAAGAAGACAACACCCAAACTTAGACATACGTTTTGTGTTTGGTAATAGTAAAAATAAAATATACAAGGGGTCAAAAACTACATATGCCAAGTGGTGTATGCAAAAAGATTTCCGATACTATGACAGAATAATACCTGAAGATTGGTTGAAGGAAAAGGGGAAGAAAAAACATCCAAAATTTATAAAGTACGTAGGAGGTACAAAATGATATATAGAAAAAAACCCAATGCTATTTATATAGAATTAGACCCAAAAGTAGATGGGTCATATTGGACTGGTGAGGTTGTGTTAAATATAATCGCCCACCCAGATTCTAAATTAGATGCAGAGAGCAGAGCTAGTCTTATGCACTTAACACAATTGGTAGCATCTTCCGTGCCTATCATGGACTTAGATCCTACCATATTGACTAAGCTAGAAAACTTCTTAGAGTCTTTTGTTAAGAGTAAGTTTGTAACTAGAGAAGAAAATAGTAATATAATACATATTGACTTTAAAACTAAAAAAAGAAATAATCCTTGAGACATTTAGAGTATATGAAAATGAAAGCAAAACAAGCAGAGCAACAGTCTGATCATAAAGAGATTATGGACATGGTTAATCATCCACCACATTACAACAAGGCTGGCATCGAAACAATTGATGCTATCATGGCTGCTACTGATGGTGGTTTTGAGTATTACTTGCAAGGTAATATCATCAAATATGTTTGGAGATACAGATATAAAAATGGTGTTGAAGATTTAGAAAAGGCACTATGGTATCTCAAGAAGTTAATAGAAACAAAAAAGGATGACACGAGTTAAAATATTGATTACAGTAAAAGTAGATCACGAAGAGTACACAATACCCTCTGACGGTAATCTAGCAGCAGAAATAGAAGATTACGTTAGGGACATAATACATGAGGTTGATGGTTTAAAAATAACCAGTTTAAGAATAGTTACAGAGGATACATAAATGATTAACAACTACCTACCAACAGATTATCAAAACTTTATTGCTTTATCTAGATATGCTAGATGGAAAGATGATGAGCAACGCAGAGAAACTTGGATTGAAACTGTAGATAGGTATTCAGATTACATGTGTAATCATTTACAAAACAAACATAATTATACAGTAACAAAAGCACTAAAAGAAAAGATAAACGATGCTATAACATCTTTGGGTGTTATGCCTAGCATGAGAGCATTGATGACTGCAGGTATTGCTTTGGACAGATGTCATGTTGCTGGATATAACTGTAGCTACATACCCGTTGATAGTCCTCGTAGTTTTGATGAGTGTATGTATATTTTAATGTGTGGTACTGGTGTAGGCTTCTCTGTTGAAAGAGAAAATGTAGATAAACTACCTATTGTCAACGAACATTTTGAAGGTAGTGAAACTGTAATAACAGTAGCAGATAGCAGACCCGGATGGGCAAAAGCACTTAGAGAGATGATAGCTATGCTTTATGTGGGTCAAGTGCCAAAGTGGGATGTGTCACAGATAAGACCTGCGGGTGCAAGATTAAAAACATTTGGTGGTAGAGCATCAGGTCCTGCTCCATTAGAAAACTTATTTAATTTTTGTATTGAAAAGTTTATGGCTGCAAGAGGTAGAAGATTATATCCAATAGAGTGCCATGATATCATGTGTAAGATTGGTGAAGTTGTAGTTGTCGGTGGTGTTAGACGATCAGCACTTATATCTTTATCTAATCTTGGCGATGATCAAATGAGACATGCTAAATCAGGAGAATGGTGGGATGAACCTGAAAGAAATATTAAAAGAGAAGGACAGAGATCACTAGCTAATAACTCTGTTGCATACAAGGGTAAGCCTGAAATGGGCACATTCATGAGAGAGTGGACTGCTTTGTATGAATCAAAGTCAGGAGAACGTGGCATATTTAACAGAGAGTCTGCTAAAAAGAAAGTCGATGAGAACGGTAGACGTAGCTCTGATTATCAGTTTGGTTGTAATCCATGCAGTGAGATTATACTTAGACCCTATCAGTTTTGTAATTTAACAGAAGTGGTTTGCAGAGAAACAGATACATTAGAATCATTAAAAAGTAAAGTTCGCATAGCTACAATATTAGGAACTTTCCAATCAACTCTTACTGACTTTAAATATTTAAGAAAGATATGGAAAGATAATACTGAAGAAGAAAGATTGTTGGGTGTTTCACTAACAGGGATACTTGATTGCCCTATTCTTAGACCTAATAATACTAATTTAGAAGGTACATTAGAACAGTTAAGAACTGTAGCAGTAGAAACAAATAAAAAGATAGCTAAAGATTTGGGCATACCACAATCAACTGCTATCACTTGTGTTAAGCCTAGTGGTACTGTTAGTCAACTTGTTGACAGTGCTAGTGGTATTCATGCTAGACACAATCCTTTCTATGTTAGAACAGTTCGTGGTGACAACAAAGATCCTCTAACACAGTTTATGCAACAAGTAGGTATTCCTATTGAGCCTGATATGGGTAAGCCTGATAGCGTTTCTGTGTTTAGCTTTCCTATGAAGTCACCTAACGGTGCAGTTACTAGAACTGAAATGACTGCTTTAGAACAGTTAGATTATTGGCTTTTGTTTCAGAGACATTGGTGTGAACACAAACCATCTGTTACTATTTCAGTAAAAGAGAATGAGTGGATGGATGTGGGTGCATGGGTATACAGAAACTTTGATGAGGTTTCGGGTATATCATTTTTACCTTTTAGTGAGCACACATATCAACAAGCACCCTATCAAGATATCTCAGAAGAAGAGTATAATAAATTAATAAAGAAAATGCCTAGCAGAATTGATTGGGGCATGTTAAAAGAGTTTGAGAAAGAAGATACAACTACGGGGAGTAAAGATCTTGCGTGTGTCGCAGGAGCATGTGAAATAGTTGATATAGAAGGAAGATAAGATGAGAGAAATGCTATTAAGTGCATTAAAATCCTACTACGTAGGCAACATTAACAAACACATAGCTAATGTTGAAATTTATCTGAGAACATCTGTTGGTATTGGGGAGCACTCTGATATACAAGGCTCTATAGATAAAGAGTTAGAGGAGATAGACAAGTATGATGCTAGATTATCTATGATCTTAAAATACTTGGAGCGACCTACACAAGATAAACCTAATGAAACAAAAGAAAAAAATTCTAAGTAGACAAGAAAGAGGTTTGGGTAAATATGATGCCCCATTAAAGTTGCAGTTTAATCAAGGTATGACAGGATTTAAATTTAACAAAGTAAATCCTTTCTCTGAAAAGACTATGCAACATAGAGAGTGGCAGAGAGGTTATAACTCTGCTTATTATAAACAGGCAACAAGGAATGAGTCTAGAAGACGAAGCTAAAAAATTTATGCAAGGTAAAAAGAATTCTTTTCCAAGGCTGATGGAAGAGATTATAAAGAATCTAAAAGATATAGAAGTTATTGCTGAAGTAACTTTAAAAAAGTTAAGGGAGTTAAATGCAAAAAATAACTCCAACTTATGACCTATCTTGGTACTTAAAATGGATAGGGTCATTGTTCATCATGTCAGGGATAGTCTGCAGAGCAGTCGGTGTGTTTC